AGCGCGTCATCATCGGTGCGTACAACCAGACCCTTGCCAATCTGTTCTCGCGCAAGGCGCGGCGCATCGCCCGCGACCGTCTCCAGTTGGATGACGAACGCAAGGCTGTCGATGAATGGCAAACCGCGCAGGGTGGTATCTTTCGCGCCGCGGGTGTCGGGACGGGCGTCACCGGCAAAGGTGCACGGCTGATTGTGATTGACGACCCAGTGAAGTCGCGCGAGGAGGCGAACAGCGCAGCCTATCGTGAACGCGTATGGAACTGGTATCGCGACGACTTGTACACACGGTTGGAGCCGGGCGGAGCGATTGTACTGATCCAAACCAGATGGCACCAAAGCGATCTTGCTGGCCGTATCCTGGCGAGTGAGGACAAGGACAACTGGACAGTGGTCAGTCTGCCCGCGCTAGCCGAGGAAAACGACCCACTAGGCCGTGTGCCGGGCGCGGCATTATGGCCAGCGCGCTACGATGAAGTCGACCTAGAGCGCATCCGCAGAGTGCTCGGCACGCAGTCCTTCACGGCGCTCTATCAGCAGCGGCCCACCGCGCTGGAGGGAGGATTGTTTAAGCGCAGTTGGTTTGATATAGTAGGGACCGCGCCTAATGACGCGGTCCGGGTGCGTTACTGGGACAAAGCGGGGACGGCAGGGGGTGGTGATTGGTCATGCGGGGTGCGTATGGCGTGTGGTTCTGACGGCCTATTTTATGTGGAGCACGTCCTGCGCGGCCAATGGTCGGCGTTAGACCGCGAGCGTGTCATCCGGCAGACGGCAGAGACAGATGGGTACGCTGTGACGATATGGGTCGAGCAGGAGCCGGGCAGCGGCGGCAAGGAAAGCGCTGAATCTACTGTGCGCTCTCTGGCCGGTTGGTCCGTATACGCCGAACGAGTGACGGGCGACAAGTTCACGCGCGCGCAACCATTCGCCGCGCAGTGTGAAGCACGTAATGTCAAGATCGTGCGCGGCGACTGGAACGCGGCCTTCCTGGACGAACTGACTATGTTTCCCAACGGCGCGCATGATGACCAGGTCGATGCGGCGGCGGCTGCTTTTGCGAAGCTTGCGGATAACATAGGGTCTCTTTTATTGTGGGATTGAACTGTAGAATTTCTATGCTAAAATCAATGTGCCGATGACGACCAAATCCATGCTCTTTACAGGTACAAAGGCCATCGCGCTCCAGGACCTCCCGGAGAGCGCCTGGCAGATTGCCGGCGCAACCGTAGATGCCGATGACATTCAAAAAAGAGCGGCCGCGGTCGCCTTTCTTTATCGAGGCATCGAAATCAGGGCGAACGCTTTGATGGCTGTGCCCTGGGAGATTCGCCGCGCCGGCCCTGAAGCCGCCTCCGGCGATGCGCTGTGGATCAGTGAGGATGAGGATGCGCCGGCACAATTCGCCTTTTTGGCCAATCTGCCGCAGTTGCTCTGGCAGACGGAAGCGGCTTGGTGTTTCAAGTCGGAGGCGTTTTGGTATCGCGAGCGCAACCGTGTACAGACGCTCAACATGCGCTGGTTGGACCCGGATAGTATGCAGCCGCAATGGGATGTAACTGCTGGTTTGGTAGGATTCAAGCGGCGTTTGGGTGGTGGAACCGCGCAAACTTTAACTGTCGAGGACGTGGTGTATTTATGGCGGCAGGGTCTGCGTGAAACGGCTCCCGCCACATCGGCGGCGCAGGCCGCGGCGCAGGCCGCCGGTGTGCTCTATAATGCTGATGAATTTGTCACACAATTTTTTGCGCGTGGCGCAATCAAAGCTACGCTGCTGACGGTGGAAGGTAACCCTCAGCCTGAGGAAATGAAGAAACTGGAGGCCTGGTGGAAACGCTTTTTCAGTGGCGTCAAGGATTCGTGGGCGACCGCCGCGGTCAAGGCCGGCGTCACTCCGGTTACGGTCGGTGAAGGTCTCGAGTCGCTAACTGACGCTACGCTAACAGCCGAGAAGCGCGAGGATATCCTAACCGCACTGGGTGTGCCGCATTCATTGGCCTTGAGTAACGCCGCTAATTATGCATGTCTGCCTGGTGATCAACTTGTGTACACGCCTAGCGGCGCTGTGCCTATAGCCGATCTCAAGACCGGAGATAATATTTGGCAATATACCGATGGTGGTGTGACGGAGAACGTTATTACCGCCATTGTGCCTCAAGGTATGGCAAAGGTCTATGAGATTTCCACTAGAACACGAACCTTGCGGGCAAGTGATAATCACTTGATTCTCGCGGTTGAAAAACAGCGGGGGCGTGGCGGTCCGTATCATAAAAGGACGGCAAATCTGGTTTGGAAGCGCGCCGATGGGCTGGCACGCGATGATCTGATTGTCATAGTCGAGGAGTTACCAGAAGGCTGCTTGACCGATCACGAAGGAATCGCATTAACGGAACCGTTGATGGAACTTTTGGGGCTATATCTTGGCGATGGTGACTGTGATGGTAGATCTGTACGTATAGCTATTCCCCAGGGGCAATTGCAAGATTACTATGCTAATTCGGCGGAGCAAGTATTTGAACGAACTTATCAAGGGTATGGGGAATTAAAAGCGAAGAAGAAGGAATATATCTTCGCGATTCATAGCAGCAAGGCCGCCGATCTGCTAAAACGACTGGGAGTCAGGGGTGATGCGCACACGAAACATGTTCCGGCATGGATATTTAGGACGCCAAAGAATTTGCGATTGGCTTTTCTACGTGGCTACTTGGATTCAGATGGTACGGTCGATAAACGTGGCTATATCACTTTCGGATCGGTCAATGAGCGGCTGATTCAGGACGTACGCCTGCTATGTATTTCCTGCGGAATCCCCGTTACTAAGGCACGGATTTATCAGGGTGAAAGTAATTTCGGCAAAGTCACCCTATGGCGATTCTCGTGTTGCTATCCTGAGTACAATCGCCTTATCGGTTCGCATGACATGCGCTATATCGAACGGCTGTCAACCCTGTCGAATGGGACGAGCAATGGAAGATATGTATCGGGTCGCTACCGCAGCGAGGGGATTGATTTGCCGATAGGATTTGGCCTCAGCAGGGTGCTAGATGTTCGATATGATGGCGAAGAACCCGTATACGATTTAGCTACTATCGGCAGCCACACCTTCATTGCAGAGGGCATTGTTGTTCACAATACGGCGCAGCAGGATGAGCAGAATTTCTACAACATGACAATCATCCCGGACTGTCGGCTGATTCAGCGACAGATCAATCGACAGGTGATGGCGCCGTTGGAATTGCGCTTCCTGTTCAAGCCACAGGAGATGGCAGTATTCCAGGCGGACGAGTCCGAACGGTCGCAAGCGTTCAAGAATTACACGGATTCCGGCATGAAGCTTAGTATTGTGGCTGAAATGCTAGGCCTCTATCTGCCCGGCGGTATTGAATATGCCGCCTTGGATGTGGAACTGCCTGAGCCGGTAGTTGTCATGCCCACAACGCTAATGCCGCCTTTGTCGCCGACCCTGTCGCCCGTTGATATGGCAGCCCAGACAGAAATGAAGGCCTTCCGGCGTTGGCTCAAGAAACATCCTGAACGTGACGTGGATGAGTTCAAGCCTGATCATTTGTCGCACGCGGAGTTATATGTCATCGCCGCCGAAGTAAAGGAGACAGCCACGGCGCAGCCCCCTTTCGCTTGGCATGGGACGGGTATCCCTGACGCGATCAAAGCGTTGATTTTGCAGTTGGACCCGGACGACGATGAAGCCGAGCGCGCCATCCGTATCCTGACCGAAAAACGCACGCGGCGCAATCTACAGGCAGCTATGGACGATATTCTAGCCGATATTACGCGGCAGGCTCCGACCGACGTAGAGGATATGATCCGGCAGACGCGTACTCATTTTCAGCGTGACCAAGCGCTTTATGACGCGCTAGCACGTGCCTTGCAGGACGGCGCCGATCTGGGCGTGAGCGTGGCAGTACAACAGTTTGAGGCTATCGGATTTGGCATGGACTGGACGCTGGTCAATACACAGGCGCGGGCCTGGGCGCAGGGCTATGTTGGTGAACTCATTCGCAACGTGGAGAGTACGACAGTTGATAGTGTGCGCCAGAGTGTAAGCCGTTGGATTGGCAATGGCGAGCCACTCCAGGCATTGATCGATGATCTAACGCCAACCTTCGGCGCGCAACGGGCGGAACGCATTTCGGTCACAGAAGTGACACGCGCATTTGCCGAAGCCAATCGCATCGCCTATCGTGAGAGTGGAGTGGTAGAAGAACTGAGCTGGATGACCGCGAGGGACGAGCGCGTATGTCCTCAGTGCGGTCCTCTACATGGGAAACGTACAACAATAAATGGTGATTTTGGCGGATTCTTTCCGCCTCGTCACGTTTCGTGTAGATGTTGGATTATTCCCATTATCGAGGAGGCGCAATAATATGTCAATGACAGAACAAATATCAGCATACCGAATCGTACTTCGCCCCACTATATTGCGAGACGATAGATTCTGCGCCGCAATGTTGCGCAGAATCTATTTGGATGGTAGTAAAATTGAGGTATGGTATCAAACCTACTGCGAGGCAGATACTCCAGAGGATGCTGTAAATGATTGTGCGAAAAAATGCGATATATTCCGCCAGTCTGACGAATACAAAAAAGCAATCGGGTAGACAAGCAGTTTGTAGATGTAAAATAAAGGCAATCGATACAAGGGCGCATGAGGCGCACGGTAAGTGCGTTTTGTTACCAGATAGGCACAGTAGAGATGTCAGTATCAATTGAGATCAAAGGCATCAATAAATTGATGGCGAAGCTGGGCAGGGTCGCCGCTATCGACGTGCTGGAACCGCCCATGCAACGCGCCGTGCTTAGGGTGCAGGCTCGCATGGCGACTTATCCGCCGCAACGGGCCGGCTCTAACTATCGGCGGACTGGTACACTCGGCCGGCGTTGGACGACCAAGGTCACGAAACAGGCGGATGGCGTCGAGGGTCGTGTTGGCAATGTGACAGAGTATGCGCCATTCGTGCAATCCGCACGTTTTCAGCGACCGCCATTTCGGGGACGCTGGCAGACGGATGAAAAAGTACTGAACGAAGAACTGCCCGCCATCCGGCGCGATTTCGAGCAGGTGGTAGATGAGGCACTGAAGGGATAGAATTATGCCTACCAAAAAAGAAACGGACGGAGAGCACCCGGCTTCTCACTATCTTGTTGTAGAAAATTCAGACGTGGTAACTACCTGGCATCTGCGTGTGCGCGATGCCGCCGGCGATTTAGACCATCGGCTGATGGGCGCGGCCTGGGCCGCTCTTCATGGTGGCTACCGGGGCAATGTCTACGAAGGTCCTGGCAAACAGGCAGCCATTGCCAAGCTACGCAAATTGTATGAGCAGGAAGATATGCCGATGCCTATGACAAAAAGTCATGATATATTGATATTCAATGGCAGCACGATTAAAGCGCTAGGCAACGGCAAAGTGGGCGGCTATCTGGTGCGCTTTACTCATGCCGACCAGCCGGACCTGACTGGTGAATACTTCGACAGGAACACGGATTTTGATATGGTTGATGGCGACAAGGCTTCCATCTACTATAATCATGGCCTCGATCCTGTGGTCAAGAAACGCAAACTTGGGGCCGGTACGATGCAGATTCAAGAGGCCGGTGTATGGGTAGAAGCTCAGTTATCTATGCGCGATGAATATGAAAAGGCTATCTACGCGATGGCCG